GATTAAAGAATGGGTAATGTCTACGGTAGAGCCCGCATTAGAAAACTCAAAAGAACAAGAAGGGTCAATATGGCTTATTGGTACAATAGTCCACTACGACTCTTTTCTTCAAGGCGTATATGATGGTTTCTTAGATGCCGAAAAAGAAAAAAGAAAATCTGCTTGGAATGTACTATATAAAAAAGCTATGGTTGACGGAGTTCCTTTGTGGCCTAGCTACTTTACAAAGCAAAAACTAGACGGCATTAAATCTAGGTTCTCAGAAATGGGATTAACTCACAAGTTTGCTCAAGAATATATGAACGAAGCAAGAGACCTTGAAACAGCTAAGTTCAAAATAGATAGAATAAATAAATATAGAGGACACGTAGAAGAAAGAGCGGGGTTTAATTATATGATGATTGACGAGTCTGCTATCCCAGTAAATGTATACATGGGAGTTGACCTTGCTTACGAAACAAATGCTAGAAGTGACTTTCAAGTTATAATGACTATTGCAATAGATAGTGATAGAAATATATATATTGTAGACTATTACAGAGAACACTCCCCTTTATATGACATGCCAAAAGAAATTATTAACATTGCTAGAAAGTATCATCCAGTTAGAAGAGTTAATGTAGAAAAAGTAGGTGCTCAAGGTATTATTAAAGACCATGTAAATAAATTAGCGGGAAGCGATAGAAAACTAGCTCCTGGATTATCTCAAGGAATAAGACCTCCTGGAGGTATAAAGAAAGAAGACAGGTTAGAAGCATTGCTTTGTCCTATAGTTAATGCTAGAAAGTTATTTATTAAAAAAGAACACGAAGATATTGTTGATGAGATGTTTGAGTTTCCAAAAGGTAGAAACGATGACCTTCTTGACGGTCTTTGGTATGCCGTAACTACAGCAAAGCCTCCTAAAAGTTCAGCTATAGATATATCTAAATTAGGCGAAAGGTTAGAAAATAGAGAGAAAAATCTAGCCAACAGAGCAATTAACTGGGTTACTGGACAAAAAATATAAATAATTCTTGACAGCAACGTCGTAAATTAATTATTTTAGACTTAAAATATAATAGGGAGTCTAATCATTAAATACGACGAAAACAATAAAACCAAGCCACAAATAACTAAAGAGTTATTTAGAAGATGGCGAGATGCAAGACAAACTTGGGACTTAGAAGCTAGGGACGCAGTAGACTTTGTATTAGGAAATCATTTTACAGCAGAAGAATCTGATGCTTTATCTTCAGTAGGTCAAGCAGATTTTGTTATAGATAGAGTATATGCAGCTGTAGACAAATTAAAATCTTTACTAACTGCACAGCCAGCTAGATTTACCGCCATAGGAAGAGAAGATTCTGATAATAAAATATCTAATATATGGAAAAGTATATTAGAATATATTTGGGACATCTCAAAAGGCGATACAGTCTTTAAACAAGTAGTTCATGATTATTCTGTTCAAGGCTTAGGTTATATGTATGTATACATGGACCCGGAAGCTGACTACGGAAGAGGTGAAATTAAATATACTCACGTAGACCCTTTTAGAGTTTATGTAGACCCAGCATCCAGAGACAGGTTTTTTCACGATGCCTCAGGAATGATTCTTTCTACTTATCTAACAAAACAACAAGTAGTTGACTTATATCCCGACCTAGAAGAAATTATTGACGATATAGATGTAAGTGAAAATTCTTTGTATGGAGAAGACTATCCTTCATCTAATTTAAAAAACTCTCAAAACGTACTTACTCCCGCAGAAGCTAAACATCTAGATTACAATGTTAATCAAAAATATCAAATACTAGATAGGTTTTATAAAGTAAGAGTTCCTTTTTATAGATTATTTAATACTTCTAGCGGTGCAGAAAAAATTATAAATGCTGAAATATATGAAAGCATGTTACAAGAAGAAGAAAATCTCGAAGCTATTGCATCGGGTGCTATAGAAATAGAAGAAGTAATGCAAACAAGAATTACGCAATGTACGAGCATTGGAGATGTGTTGTTATATGAGAGAGTTTTAAATACTGACATATATCCTATCGTACCTTTTGCTAACATTTGGACTAATACTCCCTATCCAAAGTCGGATGTGAATAAGGTTAAAGACTCTCAAAGGCTTTTAAACAAGCTATTCTCTTTAACCTTATCACACGCTCAATCTGCAGCTGGTTTAAAACTTTTAATTCCAGAGGGCAGTGTAGATAATGTTAGTCAGTTAGAAAAAGATTGGGCTAATCCAAATGCGGTTATTGAATATAACCCAGAGTTTGGTGAGCCTCACTACCCACAACCAGCTCCTTTAACTAGTGAGTTTTATTATTTAATTGACAGGGTAGAAAAATATATAGATTTAAATTTTGGTATACCAGAATTATTACAGGGATTTAAAGACAATGCTCCAGAGTCAGTTAGAGGCACAATGCTTTTATCTGAAATGGGAGAGTCTAGAGGTAAATCTAAGTTAAGAGATATTGAAGCCGCGTTAAGTATGACAGGTCAAGTAATATATAACTTAGCTAAAGACCACTATAAATTCCAAAAAACTTTTAGAATTGTACAACCAAATAATGATATAACAGAGTTTTCTGTTAACATGAGACTGTATGATGATAAATCACAAGCGATTGGAGCTGTTGAAAACGATATTACTATCGGACAACACGACATTCGCATAATATCAGGTTCAACTTTACCTAGCAACAAGGTAGCAGAATATAATATGTATCTTGATGCTTATAAATTAGGCTTGGTAGATGATGTCGAGGTTTTAAAGAAAAGTGAAATCTTTGACAAAGAAGGTGTTCTTCAAAGAAAGGGCAAAATGGCACAAATGGCAAACTACATATCCCAACTTGAAAATCAAGTAAAGAAACTAAGTGGAGACTTACAAACATCAGAACGTGAACAGATTTCATCTAGGAAACGTACGGAAGTTGAAAAGTTTAAAAGCGAATTAAAGGAATTTAACGCATCCTCTAAAGTAAAAGAAAAAGAAAAGATAATGCAGTTAGGAAATTTGGCAGACCAGATGGCAAGTTCTTTGGAGGCCGAAGATAAAAACAACACTGGTTCAGAATCGTAAGATTAAATCAGGTAGGAGAAAAAATATGGCAAAAGAACAAGAACAACAGCAGGTTGAAAAGAATGACCCAATAGTAGAATCAGTAGTGGAAGAAACACTTACATTACAAGAAGATACCGTAGAAGAGGGTGTGGAAGCATCAGAAGAAGTGAATTGGGAAACAGAAGCTAAGAAGTTTCAATCAATGTACGACAAAAAAACGGCAGAACATGAGAATCTTAGAAGAGAGTCAGATGACTTAATTCAATTAAGAGATACTTTAAATTCTAGACCGGAACTAGTAGACGTAATTGAAAAAAATCTTTCTGGACAATCTATTGAGGGCGATAATGCTGGAGAAAGTACAACACCAGATAATTTTGACCCTTGGGACGCCTACTACAAGCAAGACTCAGAGTCTTACAAATTTAGAGTAAGACAAGAAAAAAAGCTTGTACACGAAACAGTAGATAACGAACTAGCTAGACTTAAAAACGATATGGCTATGAATAATTTAAAAACAGAATTAGTAAGTAAACACAATTTAGAGCAAGATGATGCTCAAGAGTTTTTAAGGTTTGCAACAACACCTAAAGCCGACTTACCTATCGAGACATTAATCAAGGTATGGAAAGAAGATAAGGGTGGAACTGCAAAACCAAATGAAAACAAAAAAGCTGTGCAAGCTGCTAAATCAGTTCCTAAACCAGCTGGAGTACTTCAGGGAGGCCAACAGCCTACTAAATCTGAAGGAGACCAAGTGTGGGATAGAATTATGAATACCAGTCGTGGTGGTAGACTAGCTAAATAACAGTTTAGGAGACTAAAATGGCTATAAATAGCGGAATACTAAAAGCTTCCAACATTACAGCTGCGGCATCAAGTGCTGATTATGGGCAGGCCCCAGACCAAAGAAAACTGTATGATTTCTCTGATAGAGTTGCGGAATTAACTCCAGAAGAATCACCTTTTTTCACTTACTTGGCGAATGTTTCTAAGGTTGCGACTGATGATAATGTTTTCAGATTTCTTGAAAACAGAACTCAAATCAATCACACCGATAGAAGCTTCTTATTAGCAGCAGATGTAAATGGCGGTTCAGCAGTTGGTGTAAATGAAGTTCACGCTTTCACCGTAGATACAGCAGCAGGAGCTGCAGTAGAATTCCTTACAAAAGGAATGGTGTTTTCAGTAAGCTCATTAGATACAGCAGCAGGATATACTCAAGTCTTAGTAAGAGTTGAATCAGGACCAGCAACAGTTGGCTCAACTTCAACCTTTCAAGGTAGAGTAATCGGATTATCTGATGCGAATACAGCGACTGGTTATAATGTACTTTCAAACAATGATGTTGCCCAAATTATTGGTACATCATTTGAAGAAGGAACAGCATCACCAGACACTTTTTCAGACACATTAGATGACGGATTTGGTTATACACAAATCTTTAAAACAGCTTGTGAACTAACAAACACAGCAATCGCAACACGTCACCGTGGATATGCGAATGAGTTTGATAGAATATGGGCTCAGAAATTACGCGAGCATAAAATTGACATTGAAAGAGCTATGCTCTTCGGTCAAAAAGCTCGTTACCAAGGCGTTCAGTATACTGAAGGTTTGGTAGGAAATATCTTAAAAAATGTTGCACCAGTAGTAGACAACTCTGCATTATCTTATTCTTCAGGAAAAGGATATTACAGAAGTACAACTACAGCTGAGTTAACATATGATAGATTACTATCAGACATGGAAGTTATATTTGACCCAGCAAGAGGCGGAGCAAGCGAAAAACTTGTTATGGCTTCTTTACCTGTAATTTCATTCTTTAACAAAATGGGCGACGGTGCGTTTATTGATGCATCAGTTGGTCACGCAAACGGTCCTTACAGAGTAAACATGGATAACGTAGAAGGTTCATTCGGACACAAGTTAATGGAAATTAACACTGTGCACGGAAGTATGTTCTTAGTTAAACAACCACTCTTCAGAGGAATGGCAAGCGGAATGATGCTTATGGCTGACATGAGTCAGTTAGCATACAGACCGTTAGTAGGTAATGGTTTAAATCGTGATACTCAAATCATGACAAATGTACAAAGTGCAGATGAAGACTTGAGAAAAGACATGATTCTTACAGAAGCAGGTCTTGAAATCACATTACCAGAATCTCACGCTCTATATAACGTGGAGGGATTGTAAGATGAAAACAGGTTACTTAAATAGAAATAGTGGTAATGGTGGAATGTTAATTCCAGTTGAATTTGTAAATGGAGCTAAAACACTAGAAGCAGTAAAAGATAGCGGTAAAGTTTTTACCCTAGATGCAGCTGGCGGTGCTTACAGCATTACTTTACCAACTGCTTTAGAAGTTGGTATTAACTACAAGTTAATCATTGATGAAAACACGCCAACTGGAGCAATTACGATTGCTGCTGGTTCTGCAATTTTATTTGGTAAAATAGCAGAGTCTGAAGTTGATACAAGTGACGACAACCCAGGTTCTTCTGGTGCTACAGGAGTTTCAAATTTAATTTTTGGAACATCTGCAGAACAAGGAGACTATGTTGAAATCGTTTGTGACGGAGCTAAATGGTATTTCTACGGAAATGCTGCTAAAGACGGAGCAGTTACAACATCATAAATAGTTATTAGGTACTATGGAGTGGGTTTATTCCCACTCCGAAACCTATAAAGAATTTTAAAACTAATAGGAGAAAGAAATGGCTAATTATAATACAATAACAAAAGTTATTATTAATGATATAAGCTCAGATGCAAGCAGTGTAACAGGCTCTTTAGCTAAAGAGATAAATGATTACATACAAACTTTAGATAGTACTAATAATGCTATTGTTGACATTCAATCAGTAAAATTGGATAGAAGTAGAGTTGCATATATTATAGTATCAACTGGATAATAAATGAATTGTCAACATTGTAACGAACCTAATCCTGATGGGATGTTTAACTGTACCTCTTGTGGTCAAAGAGCTTCAGCACCCAAATGGAATACTAACTTTGTTGTTAGGGAAAATAATCCTTATGCAACTGCTATTAGAAAAGACCAGATGGAAATAAAAACACTGTCTCACGAAGAAGGAATGAAAAAGCTCAAAGAAGGAGCAGATAAAACTTCTGCAAAGGGACCAGCAACGAGGATAATGTAATGTACGGTAAAAAGAAAAAAACCAAAACAAAAAAGAAAAATAAAAAGAAAAAGTCTAAAAGATATTAATGGCTAAGAACTTAAAAGGCGTAAGCTTAAACAATTTAACTGCTGTTCAAAAAAGACAAATGAGCAAGCATAAAGTTCATCATTCAAAAGCACATTTAAAAAAAATGGCGGCTGCAATGAGAAAAGGTAAGTCCTTTAAACAGTCTCACAACATTGCTATGAAAGCAGTAGGTAAATAGTGAGAGGATTAGGACAACAAACTAGAAGAAGTAATGGAAAGAAAAAGACTAGACAAGGTATGAGTAAGAATACTAAGATGGGCAATAAGATGAGTACAAAGAATTATATAAAACCATATAGAGGACAAGGTAGATAATGGCTGATTTTAAAACAAGAATAGATGATTTGACAGGCTTTGCAAGCACTGACGATACAGCATTAAGTGACTGGTTGTCAGCTGGTGCACGTACTGTATTAAATATATTGCCTATTGATAAACTAGCTAGAGTAGCAGGTAAAGATGATTTTACTTCTTCTTTTGATGTTGAAGGTAGAAAAATTATATCCGTACTAAGAAAAGATGAAAATAACAGCGGTAAACGTATGCCTTGTAGAATGTTACCTCCTTCAATGATGGGAAGAGTTGATGATTCAAGTTACATGGAAGCTGCATCTTCAAGCGACCCTGCATATATTATATTTAATAATGAGCTTAACACATTTCCTGCATCTGACAGTTCGAGCGATAGTAGACTTATAGCTATAGATACTAGCATAACAGTAGCTCATACCGAGTCTGTTATAAGCAATTTTCCAGACGAAGCAGAAGAGGCAGTAGTGTTATATGCAGCAAGAAATGCATTACAAAGACTTTTAAATAATATACATTCTTCTTTATCAAATTTAAATATAGTAGCAGTATCTCCATCTTCTCCGGCTTTAGGAACTATATCTTATACGGACGCAACAAATGCAGATGCTAGCGTTACTGATGTAGCAAATATTTTAGTAGATTCTATTGAAGAGGTAGACCCTACAGGAAGCGTTCCTACTTTTACTGCACCTGATTTAAATGTAGATGTTTCAACATTTTCTACTTTTCTAGAAGTAGAAGAAGATACAGAATTAGCTCAAATACAACTTGGAAGACTTAATAACGAAGTTACACAGTATCAAGCAAATATACAAAAAGAAGTAGCGGTGTTTAACAAAGAAAATGTTAGATATCAAGCAGAGCTTCAAGATGAGTTAGCAAAACATAATTCTAACTTACAAAGAGCAATTACTTCTGCTCAAATAGCTTCTCAAAAAGCTCAATCAGACTCACAGCAAGCTACATCAACCGACATAGCTAATAAAGCAGCAGACCAAGCTTTATCTTTACAGAATGCAGTTCAGAACATGCAAGCTCAGGTACAAGATAATACTGCATTAATAACTAAATATTCTGCAGACCTTCAAGAGTATCAAGCGGAGGTTCAAAAAGAAGTACAAGAATATACACAAAATTTACAAAAAGATGGCGTTAAATATGGATGGTATTCTCAACAATATCAAATGATTGACGCTCAATATAAAGAACAAATACAATTACTACAAGGAGGTAAGTAATGGCAGCAAATAAAACAACGGTAAATATTTCTGCATCAGTTTTACCTGATGACATGAAAGCATCTGTTAGTGGTTCAATAGTATATAATTTAAACGATGGTGCGGGAGATAACTGTAAGTGGATTTCTTATGCTCAAGATATAGATGCTAGTAGCGAAGCGTTATTAGTAGCAGATATAGGTTATCTACAAGGTACCGCAGGAGATACAACGCCTACAAGAACACATGCTAATGATAATGTTGAATTTATAATAATAAAACATTCTGGATTTAGAGCAGACGGAACAACGGCTACAACGGAAAAACTATTTTTTAATTTTACTCATGGAGTAGCAGCAGATAATGCAACAGGAAATCTATGTTTAGACGCAGGTGAGGCTTGGTGTGGAAAATTCAATACAGCGGAAGATACAGCTAATTTTACAGCAATAGCAGCAGCTAATGATATTAAAGTGCTAATATATGCAGTACTAGATGACGTGGCATAGGAGATAATATGGCAGCAATAGAATTTAACGCTAAAGAAATATATAGCAGAGTATTACAGGCAGTACCTGGAGTATCAGAAAACTATGTAATAAATTTAATTAATGAAGCATTAATTGATATGGGTAGATATCCAAATCAAATAGAGAATGCTAAAACAGATTTAAAACATAATCAATTATGGTATGCTTTAGATGACGGTGAAGACATAACAGTTAACAAAGTTTTTAGATGCACTATCTTAAATTCAAGTGGAGAGTATATAGATATACCAAGGTTAAGCCAAGGTAGAATAAAACAATTTTACAATGAAAGCAGTACGTCTTCTAATACTGCTTGGACGGAGATATAATGGCAGCTGTAAGTAGTTCATACAAAGACCCTAATAATAGTTTTGTTTGGTGGATAGAAGGCGACAGAATAGCTATAGCTACATCCGAAGGAAATGGAAGCACTAGTGAAACTAATCAAGGTAAATTTAAACCTGTACAAATAGGCTCTGGTAACACTATTACTGCGGGATTAGTAATATCTTACTATGCAGAGCCAGCTAAAGTAACATCTATACAAGGAACAGGAAGTACTATAGATATAGACAATTCTTTACAACCAGGTTTAATTGATTATGTAAAAGCAAAAGCTTTAATGGATGCAGCGGCTTCTGCAACAGAACCTACTTTAGCACAAATTAAAATGGCTTCTGCACAACAATGCATGGCTAACTATAAAGAATGTGTTAGAAGGTATGGAATGAAGAAGACAGATAAGGTTGGAGGGACTAGACAAGTAGTTCCTTCTGATTTACGATAATGTATAGAGGCCCTAATGGAGTTGGAAAAGGAGATAAACCTAGAGCTATAGGTATATCTCAAAAAGAATTTGCAAAACGTTGGGATGCAATATTTAACAAAAAAAAGAAAGAAGGAAAACAAAGTGGCAGAACTGAGTAAAGACAGTAAATTTACATTTAGTATAGAAACTCTAATTACATTAGGAACAACATTAGTTATGATTGTTACGATGTGGTTTACTTTACAAGCGGATATACAAGAAGCAAAAGAATTACCTGAACCTCCAATAGGCAGAACTGAGTACGACTTAAAGGACCAGATGATTAGAAACACAATCATTGAAACTGAAAAAGATGTACAGGAAATTAAAGAAGAACAAAAAGAGATGCGTACAGATGTTAAAAACATCGAGCGTATGTTGATGCAAAAGTGAGGTATAGAGATGAATTGGTTATATGGTTTTACATATTTGGTTGGTATTTGTTTATCATTATCGCCCTTATATGGTCAAAGTAGTTTAAAAGACTTACAACAGATTCAATTATTGAGTCAAGATGAATGTATAATAGTTCAAGTAAATGCAGACTGGAACTTTAAAGCTTCATTAGATTTAAATGGTTTAAATAATTGCGTATGGTTTAATGCGAGTATAGATAATAAAGAATACGGTGCAATTATTACAGATGAATGGAAGATAGTATCTGTTCCAACTATTATTATGTTTGAATATGGTAAAGAAGTAAAAAGGTTTGAAGCTGGATTAAGTTTCAATTTAGACAAAGATAAAATCATCAAGGAAATCAAAGATGAAATTGATGAAATACAACTAAGGAAGTTTCAATGATATATTTAGCAAGATGGTTTAAACAGATACTAGGTAGCCTAATATTGATTAGTACTTTAGCAGCACAAGACTTTTTTAAGTTTAGCACTATATATGGTGCATATAGCTTTAGTAGTCCTGTAACTAAAGAACTACAATATCAAGTGTCTGGTGGGCAATTACAAGAGTTACAAGAAGAACTAGATGACCATAGTATTATGACTTTTGGTATTAGAAAATTAGCAAGGTTTGGTTATGAAAATAAACCGGAAGTGTGGTATACTGGAGATGAAGCACCTATTAATGAAAGTGTTGCTATTGGTAACGTACCTACTGGTTGGGAATATGTAATACAATATTCTGACCACAAAGAGTTTGAAGAAGAGTTTGTAAACGAACAATATATGTTACGTTATATGGGAAAGAGTTTTTTGGTAAAAGCCAACTACGATTCAAGGGGCTTAGAAGACGTAGAGTTCGCAGCCTTAGATATGCGTTACAAAAAAAATATAGGTAACTTAGCGTTATCACTAGGTGTAGCTGGTAGAATGCACCCTGCGTACCTAGACTTTAGACCTATTGATTTATGGTGGGCTGAACAAGGTATTGACACAGATGAATTTACACCCTTTTGGGATTTTGCTTATTTCTATGGCTATACAGATGAGTTTGTAGAACAATTTACACAATATGGATATAGCTACTTTGATTTTAAGTGGTATAATGCAGAAGGTGAACTTGTAGCAAACACAGATGACCAATTCTATAAACAAGTATACGGAGAGCTGGTTAAGCAATACAATGAAGAATATGCAAAAGACTTAGGGTATCAAAACGAACTAAGTTTATCGGTAGGTGCAGACTATTATAAGTATACACCAAAGAACTGGTTGCATATGTGGGTAACAACTTATCCAGTAACTAAAGGTATGTCTGACTATTCATTTAATTATGACGTAGTAGACAATGGTATGGACTATGACTTAGGTCTAGTTTATGGTTGGAAGCTAACTAAAAAGTTTGGAGTATTTTTAGAAGGTAGATTTTTGTCAATGTATGATGTTCAATCTTATGAATCTAAGGTTGGACTGAACTGGTTGATATACTAATGGCTAAGAAAAAAACAAAGAAAAAAAAGAAAGGCTTGTATGCAAACATACACGCTAAACGTAGAAGAATTAAAGCTGGTTCAAAAGAAAAAATGAGAAGACCTGGAAGCAAAGGTGCTCCTACAAACGCTAATTTTAAAAGAGCTAAGAAGACAGCTAAAAAAAGAAAGAAAAAGAAATAGTGGCTAGAAAAGCAAAAAAATCTATACGCAAGACTACTAAAGGTAAGAATGCTAATTATAGAAAAACTAAGTCTGGAGCAGGAATGACTGCTAAGGGAGTTAGAGCTTATAGGAAAGCAAACCCTGGAAGTAAATTAAAGACTGCTGTTACTGGTAAAGTTAAAAAGGGTAGCAAAGCAGCTAAAAGAAGAAAGTCTTATTGTGCAAGGTCTTTAGGACAACTAAAACGAAGCTCTGCTAAAACTAGAAACAATCCTAATTCTAGAATAAGGCAG